GGAAGTCAATTTGCAAAAAAGAAAGGGACATGTTAGAACCGATCCAATGGGGCAGTAAGCTACTTTCTCGAAAAATGTCGGAGTACAAACGAATTTTTGATGAGAAGGAGCGTAAAAAGTGGGATGAGGCTCAAGAGAAAGCAAGGAATGAAGCACGACTTGAGGCGTTTAAATTAGCAGAGGAAGGCCTTGATCCTGTAGCAGTAGAAGCAATTACCGAAATGGCAGAGGAAGCGGTCCCAATGGCTCCTGCTGCGGAGCTACGAGGAAAAACTACCTTTGTTCAAAGCTACGAGGTGAGGATGATACCGGGCGAAGGTGGAAAAATCTCAAGAGACATTCTTGAACCAACAACCCCTGCTCAAATTAAAGCAATAGAAGCAAAAGTCAAAGCTCAAGCCAAACTTAATGGTGGAAAACAAGTTAAAGGTTTTGAGATAATTCCAATAGACACTGCAAGAAGGAGGACAATTTAATGGCCAACGATTTATTGAAAATATCAGGACTTTGGACAAACAAAGATAAGAATGGAAATGAATATTTCAGCGGAAGTTTTGGTTACGGAACGAAGATTTTAATCATGAAAAACACCTACAAAGAAAAAGAGAATGATCCAGATTATAACTTTTTTATTGCACCAAAAGCCGAAAAAACAGGGGCAAAGGAAAGTGGAACTAATGATGCAGATGTGCCATTCTAAAATAACAGGCCCCTCTGTATAGGGGGGCAAGTTTAATTCAATTTTAAAAAGGAGGAGGCCCAATTGAAATTCTTTGAAATAAAAAACTTTGCAAAATACCAGCCAAGACGGAACGGAAAGAACGCTCCTTGGATACGTTTGTACCACGGATGGAACCAAGATTCAGCTATCGGACAACTGCATGACAGCCATAAAGCACACTACATTGGACTACTTTCCATCGCACATACAGAGAACAATCGGATCCCTTACGATGCTAAATGGATCAAGATGCGAGGGTGTTTCGGCTCTCCTGTAAAATTAGAAGTCTTTATGGAATTGGGACTTATCGCATTTTTGGATGACAAAGTGCAACTTTATACAGAAACTTTTCCGTCAGGAGAAAAAGAAAGAAAAAAAGAAAAAAAGAAAAAAAGAAATATACAAGAGACAGGGTGTGTAATAGAAGCATCTTTTGAAGAAGATTGGAGTGCTTATCCTCGCAAGGATGGAATTAAGAGTAAGGCACTTTCTTGCTATAAAAAAACCGTTGGGAATAACTTAGAAGTTAACAGGCCTTTGTTTCAATCTAAAATGAAATCCTATGTTGGTAGCGTTGAAGACCCTAAGTATTTAAAACATGGTGAAACTTTCTTTAGGAATTGGGAGGACTTAGCAGTTTCCAATCCTTTACCATTTAAACAAAAAGAAACATCAGGGTCTGCCAAGAGAAAACAGATTGAACATTTGCTATCAAAAGAAGATGATGCACCCTTATTAATAGGGGGTGAGATATGACTGTTACCTATAAAGAGTTCATTGAGCAAATTGCTACCCTGTACGCTTTTGGTCTATCACAAAGAGATGAATGGGAGTTAAAAATGTGGCACAGGGCAATATCAGATAAAAATATAACTAAAAAGCAACTATCTGATGCGGTGTTGAATATGAGTCAAACTGTTAGAAAATTTTGGGAAACTGATAACGTCCCTGCACAGTTGATGGAGTTAGTTGAAGAAAAGAAAAATGCTGATAATCTTCTAGCGTGTAGAAATCGTTTGCAACTTGAAAAAGAAAGATATGAAGCTGACTGCAAGCAGATCAAAGAATCATTTGGTGGAACTGAGGAAGAGGCTGAAGAAAATAAAGCTAAAATCAAAGCTATGCTAAGGGAGGTTTTCAAATGAAAGAAAAACAAAACAGTTTTGGGTTTAATGTCGAGTCAAGATTACATGCAGATGACCCACCTATGTTTGACCAAGCCCGTGCAAGAAAAACAGACCCAGTTACATCGCATGAGGCAGCTAAGTTGATTACGCCATCACTGAATAAAATTGAGGAGAGTATCTACGAGGCTCTGCTTGAGGTTGGTGAGATGGGGGCAACGTCAGATGAGATCGTCAAGATGACGGACATTAAGTATCGGTCAGTTACTCCAAGATTAAAACCAATGTGTAAAAAAGGGTTTGTCTTTGATTCAGGTGAATGTAGGAACGGTGATTCTGGTCGGCAGCAAATAATCTGGAGGGCAATATGAAAACAGTTAATTTATTTGGTCATAAAAAGTTTAGCAAATAGGGGTCCAATGAGCGAACATACAGAACAAGTCACGCTGATGAATTGGTGCAAGTTGATGGAACGTATTTATCCACAGTTGGCTTTAATTTTTAGTATACCTAATGGGGGAAAACGCCACATTGGGACAGCTAGAAAACTTAAGGCCGAAGGAGTAAAATCTGGGGTCCCTGATATTTTTTTGAGCGTTGCTAAAAACGGTAAGCATGGTTTATATATCGAGCTAAAATATGGCAAGAATAAGCCTAGCAAAAACCAGCTTGAGTGGCTTAGTGCTTTATCGGATGAAGGCTATGAGGCAAAGGTATGTTATGGGTTTGATGAAGCTAAGAAAGTAATTTGCAATTATATGGGGATTAAATAATTTTTTCGGTAGCCACGGGGTTTCAAAGCCCAATTGCCAGTAATGGGTGGTGATCTGCCCGAAAGGGTGGGTCTGCCGAAAATTAACCAACTAGGGGGAGAAACATGACAGATGATGAAATATTAGTTGATAGGCAAAGTAAATATGGACCACCAAAACTATTCTTTAAAACGTATGGTGGGATGTGTAGATTATTAGAGCAGTACTCTGACTCTTCATCAAGTAACCAAGAAACTATCAATGATGCCCATCTGGCAGCCTTAAAAATGGTAATCCTGAAGGTATTGAGATCAACTTGGAACCCAATCCTTGAAGATAATTATAAGGATGGTCGGAATTATCTGACGATTGCAGAAGATTGTGCAAAAGAGAAAGATACTTATTGATACAAGGGGGAGAATGAAAAGGATTGAGCTAGATTGTGATTGTGTGAGCATTGCTAGTAAAGTTAAGGCAATGAGAAAAATCGGGCAATGGGAGAGTCGGAGTAATGAGTTCCCTTTTTATACACTAGGGAAGTCTGCTTATTTGGATGGAAACTCTAAGATATACTACCAACAATCTGAGTATTTAAATGCGTTGTTGTTCCGATCTTTTTATCCGTTATACAAAGAGGTGACAAAGAAGCTATCATCTTTTTTTGGTGAGTGGATAGTGTTTAATCCTAAATTGGCTTTACCCGGTTTCCATATTTTCCCTGCTGATAAAAAACTATTATCTGTTGCTGGGAACTGGCATCTCGACTCACCTCATGAAACTTTAGGAGTTGGAGAAAAAGATGCTTACGCTTTCACCATTGCAATTGAGTTACCGACAGGTGGGGGTGGAATGGATGTAAAGATAGGGGGAGATTCAGATGAATATGTTGAGTATAAAGTTGGTGAACTTTTGCTCCACGATGGAATGACTCCCCATAGGATTTCACCGTATAGAAAATATATTGAAGGAGAACATAGAATCACAATGCAAGGCCACATTGTCAGGGATGGTAAGGAATTAATAACTTTTTGGTGAGGAGACAAAAATGGTTAAAATGGGGATGATTAGAAAAAGGATATTGGTAAAAGCAGATGAACTTCCAGAAACAACAAAGGGGGGTTTGTACTTAGCAAAACAAGGGGATGTTTCAGAAGATGATAGACATATATATAGCCATACTGGTACAGGCAAGGTTGTGAGGAGAGCAGAAAATGTTGTTGGGATTGAGGTGGGCGATAGAGTGTTTTTTGGTAAGCATGTGGGTGCGCCAATTAAGATTGAAGGCGAACAATTTTTGATGATGAAAGAGGAAGACATTCAAGCAACGGTTGGCAATTCAAATATTAGTTAATTATAAGTAGTTGATAAGTGGGGGCTTACGGTTATTCGTACTGTAGCCCTTATTTATTTATTGATTATAGTTGACAATGTAACCAGATATGATAAGATCTGTGTATGAACTTAACGAAACAAAATTCAAACTTAACGGGGAGAGATGAAATGAAATATACATTACAACATGTAGCAAATGGCAATTGTATTATAGATGAACAACAATTTAATACTGAAGAAGAAATGGAAGCATACATTGATAGTGAATGTTTACCAGTATGGGAAAATGGAGATAGCATTATTTGTAACGGCTCAAGAAGAGAATGTTTTGATAACTATGAAGTATAAACAACATTTAACTAACAGGGGGTTCGCCCCCTCAACTGGGAGAAACAAAATGGCATCGCCACTACAGTACAAAGTTTATAGCAAGAATGGAAAATATTGGGCAGTACTTAGAACGCTAAATATGGCTCAAGCATTAATGAAACTATGCAACTGTGAAATAAAGATTAAGTTTAGAAATAAAATTGTAGATAAAAACTATTAACTAACAGGGGGCTTCGGCCCCTAACTGGGAGAGATGAGATGGCAAACTACAATCAAGACCATGTGTTCCAATATTGGCATTCAAGAGGAATTGGTGGGTATAAATGGGTGGGTGGCAAATCATTATGTAATATTAATATTTGTGCAATCAAATCGCATTCTAAAAAAGCTAAAAATTTTCAATGGGGAGAGATGAGATGAATAACTATTTTGAAAAAATTGCATGGGGAATACTTCTTATGTCTGTTGCATATATCGGTGGGCATTTATTAATCGCAACAATTAAATAAACGGAGAGTTATGGAAAATACATATAGTTACCTATTGGGACGGCCTCCCCTAAAATTGGCTGACAGGACAAAGTCAAGTGGAGGTCCAAGAGTTCAGATCAGGTTCAAGAGTGACAAGCAACGAGACATGATTCACAAAGTGGTAAGTGCGATCAATGCAGGATCAGCTTATGGAGATATAACTTTTAATAGCTTTGTTTCAGGGGTAGCGTTTCGAGAAGCTGAGAGAATTTTAAAAGAAGAGGAGTATTAAAAAAACGGGGAGAGGGAGCCGAAGCCCTCCCCCCATCCGTGCTTAGGAGGCACAACCGAGAACTGAGAGTAACTCGATTGATGTCAAATCATAACACAATCCCACCCCAACTTCCTAGCATAATATAATCTGTTTGAAATTCCCTGAAAGTTAATGCATAATAAAATGGAATGTAATCTGGAATATATTCTGAGGTAAACATATGTTTGATTTTCCGGGGATGATCTCATCAGTAACAGGATTAGCCTCAAAGTTCATACAAGATAAAGACCTAAAAACAAAACTTGAATCTGCTATCAAAGAGAAAATGCTGGAGCATGAGGTCCAGTTCGTTTCCTACCAACGTGACATCATCACAGCAGAAGCAAAAAGCCAGAGTTCATTGGCAAGAAACTGGAGGCCGATAACCATGTTGGTGTTTGTATTAATCATAGCTAATAATTACTTAGTCTATCCATACATACAATTATTTGGTGGCACGGCAGTTCAGCTACCTATACCACCTGACATGTGGGATCTTCTCAAGCTGGGGATAGGTGGCTATATAGCAGGAAGGTCGGTTGAGAAAGGAATTGAAAGTTGGAAAAAAAAGGAGAAATAAATGGTAACAAAAGCAAATAAACTTAATTCAGCATATGCAAAAGCAAAAGCAAAAAGTCCACAAGCAAGAATACAGAAAAGGATTAATCAAAAACTAGCTCAACCAACCAAGCCTAAAGTAAAACCAAAACCATCTAAAGCTAGGTCTACAGGCACGATTAAAAAACGGGCTAATAAAATGTTTGACTCATTCTAATCATGGGGAAAGAACGCACAATGAATGAAGCTGTTCAGATAAATAAGTTAACTGAAAAACAAAAAGTTTTCTGCCGTGAGTATTTGGTCGATCTAAATGCTACACAGGCTTATATTAGAGCAGGTTACAGCGAGAATGGGGCTAGTGAAAGCTCTTGCCGATTACTAAGTAATGTTAAGGTTCAAGAATTTATTAAGGACAAGTTGAAGGAGCGTGAGAAGAGAACTAATATCAATGCTGATGACTTGTTGCAATACTGGCATGACCTGACTTACACCCCGATGGATGAAATGTTTGATCAGGGTCCAGACGGTACGTTTATACCAAAGTCTTTTTCTGGAATGACAGCAAGGGCCAAGCGTTGTGTAAGTGAGATGAAAAGCCAATTTGCAGCAGATGGTACTGGATGGCAATCAATTAAAAGACTAGACCAAATTAAAGCATCAGAGATGTTGGGCAAGAGTTTAGGATTGTTCAAGGATAAGCTAGAGGTTAGTGGTGGAGAGAAACCTATTAAGGTTTTAAACATTATAGGCGTTGTGCCTGAAGGCGAAGATGACACAGATTTTAACTGAAGAAGTTGATGTTGAGATCCCTGAGCCTTTCATGGATCTATATAAACCTTGTAGGTATAAAGCTTATTTTGGGGGTCGAGGTTCAGCAAAGTCTCATTCATTTGCAAAAGCTTTACTGTGTGAGGGCTATGAAAAGAAATTAAGGATTCTATGTGGTCGAGAGGTTCAACGATCTATTAAAGATTCAGTTAAGTTATTGTTAGACGATCAGATCGAGATACTAGGATTGCAGGATCATTACACATCTTTGCAGAATGAAATCAGGGGAGCTAATGGCACGGTGTTTTTATTTGCTGGCCTTGGGGCAATGACTACAGATCAGATTAAATCAATGGAAGGTATTGACAGGTGTTGGATTGAAGAAGCTCAAACTATTTCACAACGATCATTAGAGGTATTGATACCAACGATTAGACAACCGGGGAGTCAGTTATGGTTTAGTTGGAATCCAAGAAACGCTAATGATCCAGTTGATAAGTTGTTTAGGGGTGAAGTCACTCCAAAAAATGCAATCATTAAGAAAGTTAACTATAATTCTAACAAATTTTTTCCTAACGAGCTAAACGATGAAAGAATATTTGACAAGGAAACTAAGAGAGATAGGTACAGCCATATCTGGATGGGGGAATATGAACCTACCTGTGTGGGTGCAATTTGGGACCGTCAGACGTTTCATCAGAACAGGCGTCAAGAAGTGCCAGAGATGGGCAGGATCGTTGTCAGCATTGATCCAGCAATTTCGTCTGAAGAGAAATCTAACGAGCATGGGATTGTTGTTGTGGGTATTGGCTCTGATGGGCGTGGTTATGTGCTTGATGATGTATCTCTAAAAGGTACACCATCTCAATGGGCTAATCGGGCTGTGAGTATATTTCATAAATGGGATTCTGACTCAGTGGTAATTGAGGTTAATCAAGGGGGCGATATGTGTAGAAATACGCTTACAAGTGTTGAACCCGGTTTGCCAATCGTGGAAGTTAGGGCAACACGAGGCAAGCATGTTCGGGCAGAGCCAATCAGCTCTCTTTATAGTTTAGGCCGTATCAGTCATGTAGGTACGTTCCCAGAGTTAGAAGATCAAATGTGCCAGATGGTGGCAGGAGGTTATGCAGGAGAAGGCTCACCCGATAGAGTAGACGCACTTGTTTGGGGATTCACTCATTTGTTTCCTAAGTTGGTGCAAAGACCAACTACTGCTAGGAAACGATTAACTCCACGGGCAGCTACTGGATGGTTAGGATGAACAACCAAATTGAATTAGACCAGAAAGAAATGCAAGGCAAACTTGAGGAAGCAGTATCTCAAACAGGCAGAAGCATGGTGCGTTTGAAAAACGAATATCATCAGCTTAAAGTAATAATGGACGATCTTGAATATGAATTAAAGTTATCAAAGCAAGCAAACAAATGAGGATTTTGCATAATGGCTAAAAGAAAAAAAATGGGTTGGGATGAGTTAGATGGGTTGGGTTATATTGGGTTAATGAGTGCCGAAGATTCTGATGATAGCTCATCACTAGGGAATACGGCTGATTCAGTTGGGGATTTTGCTGACCTCTTGATGAAACTTGTTCCTGCTATAAAAACGCTTAGTGGTGACCCTAACGACAGTTCAATGGGTGGAGATGGTGGGAATGGTAACACAAGCTACGATAATCTCGATATCGGATCAGCTTTTGATGGTGCTAGAGGTATTGATGAATTGCTCCCATCTGGTAAGGGTGGTGGCAAAAGTGGTGGTCTTGGATCTCTAGCTAGAATGTTCAGCTAATGAATTTAGCAGATATGTTAAGAAATAGCCCATTAAGACGGCAACGACTAGATGAACGCAAGTGGGACTCTAATCGAATGTCGTATGATGCTCACCGTATGAGGGATGTTCCTTTCATTGGCAAAGCGTTACAGTTCTATGATGATGTTACTGGCCCAGAAGCATGGAGTAGATCGAGTCCAGCCTTAAACGATGATGTACGGCAAGCAATCGACAATACACCAAAAGCTGAACTAATGGAGGGTTTAGGTAATTATCTTCCAGCTATGGATACGGGTGGGTTGGCTGGAATGTTAAAGAAAATGCCTCTTAGCAAAAAGAAATGGTATGGGGGGAAAGACCCTATGCAATTAACAGAGAACGAGTTTATAAAAACTCATAAAACAGGAACTATCCCTATTGGGGCTTATGACGAAACAGATTGGTGGGGAACAGAGATAAAGGCAAACCCACAGTTAATAAAAACCATTGATATCCCACAGGGACAAGTTGAGTTCAGAAAGTCTGGCATAAAGAATTCGTATACAAAGATGATCGGTGATGGACCCAACGAGAAGGTTGCTAGGGGAGATGACGGTTTGGCACTGTCCTTGTCAGATTCAGAAATAAAAGCAAAAGGCTTACCTGTTGAAGATCAAACGATCACTGCCTTTTTTAATGGAGAGCCTATTGGTCATGCCTCTAATGAGTTTGGATCGGTTGGTGTGTTTCTTAACCCAAAAGGGCCAAGGCGTTTTCATGGGGATTCAATAGGAACAGAATTGTTGACAGAATTCATGAAAGAAAACCCACATATGCAAATGGGGCGAATGACTCATTCAGGGGAACGGACAGCTAGAAAAGCACATAAAAAATTAACTAATATGATGCGAGGAGAGCAGGGTTCTAGACAAGGTGGCAAAGGAGCATCAAACTTTGTTTCATTCACAGATGATATTGCAAAGATATTAGAACGCAACGATCAACCGATTGGAGACTTAGCAAAAGGCTTAGATGAATCGTTAAGAATGGGAAGGGCTAAGGATATGGGGTTTGATGTAGATAAAACATGGTACAGAGGAACAGACAAAGATTATAAGCGTAGTAAGAAAGATTCGTTTTACTCATCTGACCCAGAGTTCGCAGAGCAGTTTACTTACGGCACTGGTCCCATTGCCCCCGTTTATGCTAAAGGTAAGATATTTAATGCTAACAATCAAGATGAGGTGAGTGCAGTTCTTGCCAAGATGGATGAGTTAAATGCTCATGCGAAAGCTAACCCATACACCGATGCAGTTAGCTATTATCCTTATGCTAGGGATGTACTCGAAGGTGGTGTGGCGAGGGGCGATGCACATAAAATTGAGCAGGAAATCG